GATCTTTCCTTTAATCTTGGTCAGACCAGATTGAGAGGGTTTAAAAAGGCTCTTGATGCTATGGCTTCTGAAGACTTTGATACAGCCGCCGATGAATTTATGGACAGTAGGTGGGCTGAACAAGTTAAAGGTCGCGCACCAGAAGTCACTGAAATGATTAGAACAGGGGAATATTCGTAATGCCTCTTCAGAAGTTATCCTTTAAACCCGGAGTTAATCGAGAAAACTCCCGCTATACAAGCGAAGGCGGGTGGTACGAGTGCGATAAAGTACGTTTTCGTCAGGGCACACCTGAAAAAATAGGGGGTTGGGAACGAATATCTAGTGAAACCTTTCTTGGCTTATGCCGGAAGCTCTTTGCATGGATAACATTAACAGGGCAGAAACTTCTAGGGGTAGGAACTAACCTTAAATATTACATAGAAAAAGGGGGTTCTTACTACGATATTACCCCTCTACGCGCTACTGTCTCTCTTACCAATCCTTTTACCACAGTCTCTGGTTCGGCTGTAGTTACAGTAGCAGATGCTGCTGGGGGCTATATTGACGGCGATTTTGTTACATTTAGCGGTGGTTCTGCGATTGGTGGGATAACCATTACGGGTGAGTTTCAGATCACTAAAGATACAAGCGCCAATACCTATACGATTACCTTTACTTCCGCCGCTTCTTCGTCTGTTTCTGGTGGAGGCGGCTCTGTAACAGCTAAGTACCAGATAAATGTTGGCCCTGAAACTTGGGCACCGCTAGTCGGATGGGGTGCAGGGACTTGGGGAGCAAGCACATGGGGTGTGGGAGGTACTTCTACGGATTCATTCAGGCATTACAGCCAAGGTAATTTTGGTGAGGATTTAATTTTTGGGCCTAGAGGCGGTGCGCCTTATTATTGGGACACAAGTACTAAGACATTAGGAACAGATAGAGCGGTAGCATTGTCTGCTATTAGTGGGGCATCTAACGCACCTACTATCCAAAATTTTATAAGTATTTCAGATATAAATCGTTTTGTATTCTGTATGGGGGTTAATGCACTAGGAAGCTCTACATTAGACCCTATGCTGGTTCGTTGGTCAGACCAAGAAGATGCGGGTAATTGGACACCTTCTGCTACTAATCAAGCGGGAAGTTTACGTTTATCACAAGGAGCCGAGGTTATTACAGCGGTTCAAGGAAGACAGGAAGTACTTATCTGGACAGATATTGCCCTTTACTCCTTACAATATGTCGGGGCACCAATCGTATGGGGAGCGCAGTTATTAGGTGATAACGTGTCAATTGCTTCCCCTAATGCAGCCACTTATGTCAACAGTGTTGCTTTCTGGATGGGTATAGGAGGCTTTTATAAGTACGATGGTCGGGTTCAACCTCTAAGATGTGACGTAAAGAAATACGTATTTAATGATTTTAATGTAGAACAGTACACTCAGGTCTTTTCAGGAACTAACGAAGGTTATGGGGAAGTATGGTGGTTCTACTGTTCTAGTGATTCAACCACTGTTAATCGTTATGTAGTCTATAACTATGAGCAAGATATCTGGTATTACGGCACAATGGCACGTAGTGCGTGGCTAGACTCCGGGTTAAGAGATTACCCCATTGCTGCAACATACACTAAGAACTTAGTAGACCATGAAAAAGGGCTAGATAACAAAGAAACGGCTACTACTTCAGCGGTTGCAGCGCACATACAGTCTGCCCAGTTTGACCTAGAAGATGGGCATCAGTTCGCCTTTATACACCGCATACTGCCCGATGTGACGTTTGACGGGTCGACTGCGGATAATCCTGTTGTTGATTTCTCACTATACCCTCTACAGAATTCAGGTGCAGGGTATACCTCACCCGCATCAGAAGGGGGTTCCAGTTCAGGTACAGTAACTCGTACAGCTACTTCCCCTATTGAAGCGTTTACTTCACAGTTAAATGTAAGGGTACGAGGGCGGCAAATGGCTGTTAAAATAGAATCCAGCGCAGAAGGTGTAGCATGGCAATGGGGTGCTCCACGGCTTGATATGCGCCCAGATGGGAGAAGATAATGGCTACCGATACTACTCGCTACAGTATAGATTTTGTTGCTCCACAGCTTCCTCTAGCCCCTATACAGTATGATATGAATGCCTTTAACCAATTTAATGGTATACTTAGCCTCTACTTTAACCAGCTTGATAATGGCTTACGACAAGCCTCTACATCTCCTCAAGCTGAAGCAGCAGGGTGGTTTTTTAGCTAATGGCTCATAACTACAAAAATGCAAAAGCAGACCTTACAGCTACTACAGCAACCACATTATATACTTGCCCTTCGGCTACCACTGCCATTGTTAAATCAATATTGGTTTCAGAAGATTCCGGTAATGCCGACACAATTACAGTAACACTTACTGATTCTTCTGCCGCTGTGTTTAGTTTGTTTAAGACTAAAGCCATAAGTGCCAATACTACTGTTGAACTATTAACAGCACCGCTAGTAGTAGAAGAGTCTGAAATTGTAAAAGTTACCGCTGCCACCGCTAATCGTCTGCACGTAACCGCTAGTTTTCTGGAAGTTAGCTGATGGCTGGAAGGCCAAGTATAAGTGAAACAGATGAGCTTCTTATGAAGTATCTACAAAGTCCCCCTGTACAACGATTTCAGTATGGAGGCATGTCTGAAAATCCTGAAGGGGACTATTACGAAGGTGGAGATGAAGATCCAGCAGGGCCATCTCCATATACGGGAGGTAAAAATCCTTATCCCTATAGAGGTGTATATCGAGAGCTTCAAGCTAAATTAAATATGATGAAGCAGGTTATGCAAGCTATAGGCGTAAGTAAAGAATTGTGGGACATATTTAATGCGCCATCAAAACTTCCGCCGGGATGGGCAGGGCCAATTTCGTCTTTTACGGATGTATCAGAATCAGTAGATATAGAAGGACTTTGGGGTATAGGCGATGCTATAGGGAGTAATCCAGAACTTGCAGAAGATTTAGCAGGTATTACAGGAAGTGTACATGGTTCAGGAGTAGTCGGCCTAAACATTGGGCAGATAATGAACGCTGTGAACAAGGGAACTTCTATAGGTTCAGCAGTAACTGGGCAATTAAAAGGAATAGGGACTGGTTTAGTAAGTACCGCTGTAGTAATGGCGATTACTTATATAGTAGGAAAAGCATACCAAGCGTTTCGACCTGATCAGACTCCATTTATATTTCAGAAAATGGATTTTATGCGTGGGAGAGGGGGAGACCATGCAGCAACCTACAAAAAATTAATGGCGGATGGGTACAACCCCAATGATAGTTTATTTACTATATTTAGAGATACGGTAAGGACTGCTCAAGATTATTATGAATTTAGAGATAAGTATTTTGTAGGTAACTTTGAGACTGATACTTTTAGAAAGGATCTTGGATTTACTGATGAAAATTTCTACCCATTAGAAGAACCCGACTATGAAATGCTTGGGGATCTTAAAATATATGTAGGGGAAAATGACGAACTAAACGCCGCAGTAAGAGAGACTTCAGGGTACATAAATGACCTAGTAGATGAAGGGTACTCTGAATTACGCATAATGGAAGATTTAGGTATCGAACTTGATCCCGCACAAGAAAATTATTTTAAACGTGCCGATCTAACCGAACTTAAAGAAGCAAGAGAATCCGGGGATACCGCAGAGTACGTAAGACTTCTAAGTGGTATGAGCACAGAGATAGGCGAAAAAGCTGATGAAGAAGCGTACCAGAAAGCCACAGGTATCCGTGACGACATGGAGGCTCGCCGGATAGCTAGGCAAATGTACCCTTATGGGTGGAGCCAAGAACAATTTGACGAAATAAAATACGCAAACTACGACCCAGATGCTGATCCTGATGGCGAAAAATCTTTTATATACGACAGTCTAAGATCCCTAAAAGATGATATGGCAGATGCCTTTGATAACGGGAATTTTACTGACGAACAGATTATAGAAAATAATAAATGGCTTAATGACTTAATAACCGCTGGCATTCAAGCCGGTGGAACTATGTCTGAAATAGTTGCTGGAGCCGGACGATACGCAAAATGGGCTAACAACGCGTTTAAAAAAGCTTTGGAATCTGGAGATATTGACCCTGAACTAATAGACAAAGTTATGAAAGCCGCTCCGGGGATCATGGGTATTGCAGAATTAATACCTGATGAGTTACTAAATAAAGCTGATGAATATTCTAAAACGCTAAATGCTATAGGCAATGCTAAAAGTTCCGATGAATTAAAAGCGGGTTTAGAAAGATTTGATGCAATATTAGATAAAGCGAAGAAACGGGCACTTGAGAGGGGCGCGGATGTTTCTGATACCGCAGTTCTTATTGGGGAAGCTTGGACAGAAGCTATAGCAGAAGAACCTTACGCGTTCTTTATGAACAAGATACTCGTAGAAAGTTTTGAAGAGTTTGCCCCTTTTATAGCAGGTGCAGCAGGTAAAATTGCACGAACTGGGGCTAAAAATTTATTTGAAGAGTTCGGTTCTAAACAAATACAAGAATGGGCTAAGAACCTAGATCCAAAAGATGCAGGATTATTTGAAGCAAAAGCGGCGGATTTAATAGAAGTTATTAGTCTTGAAGCTAATGGAGCTTATGAAGAATCTAAAGCACTAGCAACAAATAAAGAAGCCGAACATATACAAAAATTACAAAAAGCTCGTGGTAATGAAATAACTTTAGAAGAAGCTATTGAGCTTATAGACGATGACACGTTAGCAAGGATAGAAGAAGAAGCTCAAATGGATGGCTTCTCTACAGGTACAGTCGCTGCGTTCTCTAACATGATACTAAATAAAGAGTTGGGTGGTACCGCTTTAATAGATTCTATATTTAAAGATGCGGCTAAAGGTATTGATGGCGGCATGAAATCAGTGCGCCAGTACTTTACAGAAAAAGTAGCCATGCTCGCCAAAGAAGGTTTTACCGAGAGTTTGGAAGAAGCTATTCCCGCATGGTTTAAGAACGGTAGATTTACTGATAGAGGGCTTAAAGAAGAAGGGCAAGCGTTAGTAGATACAATAGATAGTTTCTTTGGAGGATTTTTTACTGGAATCGGAACTTCAGGGACTATTAGTACTGTAGATGACATAGCTAATATACCTAAAAATACTACCGAACATATTAGCAACATTGTAAAAACCACTAATGCAGAAGTAAAAAGTATTTTAGAAGGTGCCCGTCAAGGGGCTATAAACCAAGCAGAAGCCATGCAAGCTATGGAGATGTTTGGTATTACCACCGATGAGTACGGTGCGTTACAAACACAGTTACTTAATGACCCTTTCGATGCAGATTTTACGACTGTAGGAGAAGTCACACAGTCATTTGAAAATGCTAATCCTGACTACGAAGCAACTGATGAAACTATTGGTAGTTATGTAGGACAAAACTCTCAAGCCGAATTAGACGCAACAATTAATGAATTTGTCGATCAAAACTATGTAGACGCAGATGAAGTTCGCGCAGCAGCAGAAGCAGAGGGGCTTACTTTAACTGACGAAGAAATTGCCAAATATGTACAGCAAGTAGATGACAATGGCGCAGAAGCCAAACTTGCTGATATGACCAGTGTATTTGATAGGCAATACACAACAGAAGCAGAAGTTAGAGAGTTATTGGCCGCAGCAGGGTATGACCCTGATAATCCTTGGGCTAGTGGAGAATCAATAGACGATATACTCGCAGATTTAGTGGGTAAACCTGAAGACAGTAGCTTAACGGATAAAGTTAACGAAACGAGTCTACTTGAGTTGCAACTACAATTTAATAGTGCATTAGACGCGGGAGCGGATGCTGCTACTTTAGACTTGATATTAGACCGAATAGAAGCATTAGATGCTGATTCCACATTACGGACAGACAATAATTTAAGTGATGACGATGATGCTGACGATGATGCTGACGATGATGCTGACGATGATGCTGACGATGATATAACAAATCCTTGGCCTGATAAAAAACCCCCAGACGACACTATAGATACATCAAATCAAATAACATGGTTAGAAGAATTGCCACCTGTAGGGAAGCAAATTGTAGAAGCTATGATACAGATGGGGATCGACCCAGATAGTATTAAAAAAGAAGATATTCTTTATCGTTATTTTTTCGATGGGAGACCTAATCAACAATTAATATCGCAGTTTTTTACCAATTATAATAGATGGGGAAGCCAAGATGACGATGGTGACGGTATCCCTAATCGTGTTGATGATACAGATGGCACAAATACAGATACAGATACAGATACAGATACAGATACAGATACAGAAACTACCAATCAAGAATTATTAGATCTAATAAACAAATACGAACAAGAGGGTATGACCCGTGATGAAGCTTTACAAGCAGCCATAGATGAGCTTGCAAGTAGCACAAGCACGGATATTGAAGCTGTTGCTAGTCTGGTAGGAAAGCCGGTTAGCGAAGTTACTCAAGCAGACATTGATTTTATTAGCAATGTAATTGCTGAACAGGAAATACTAGCCGATCCTTCCTCTTATGAATTTACTGAAGACCAACTTCTTTACGATGTAACAGGTGATGGAGTAGTAAATCAGGAAGACCAAGCATTACTTGAAGCTTTAATGTCAGGGGATGTAAGTAATTTAGCCGCATTAGACTCCAAATTTGCCCCTACAGGGCTTTACGAGATGCTGCAAAAACAGAATGAGCAAGCGCAACAAGATGCAGCGGCCCAAGCAGAAGCACAGGCTCAGACAGAAGCACAAATACAATCGCAAATACAAGCAAATCAGCGTAGATCAAACATATCTGACATGATGCAATTACTGGGCGGTGCAGATGATATCGCAGGGCAACAAGTTAGTGTAAAAGCTGCTGATCCTGCTAATATTGACTACTTATATGACTTCAGTAGCATATTTGCTACACCGAAACAAGAACAGTTGTTTGCTGACCCATTTGGAACTAATATAATGCAATCAAGAAAGCCTGTACAACAACCCATGCAACAGGGGCCACAACGTGCGCCGTTATCCCCATTTGGGAGAAACGCAGGGGGATTAATTGATGAAGATGAGTTCTTGCGAATAGTGGGAGGTTCTTAATGGCTTCATGGTGGGATAACTTAATTGGTACTGCCAAAGATGTTGGCGGTAGTTTTCAAGATTTTATGGGAAGTGACTCTGGTTTAGCAGCGTTAGCTAAATTAGGGCTTTCTTATGGCCTCAATAAATCAGGTATAGCTGACGAACAAATACCACAAACAGGGTACCAAGGAGGTATACCTAGTTACACCGCAGTAAAGCAACGTGT